CACCCACAGCTAGTGCTAAGGTAGCTCCAGAACCAGCCATTGCTGTAGTAACTACAGAATAAGCTTTAGTGATGATAGCGTTGTTTGGTACTACTCCTCCATTCGCAGGGGAGATAGCAGATACTGCTCCTCCGTCTACGCTAAAGTCATAAACAGCTTTTGCTGTCATTAATCTAGGATATGCCATTTTATTTATTTTTTAAAAGTTATTACTAAAGTACTACTGGTGCAAATCCTGTGCTACCACAGTATGCATTCATAGCGTTCTCAAATGCTAAAGCGTTCGCTCCAGAACCTGCATCATTAGCGATTGTAATCTCAATAAGATTATCTACGCCATTGATAGAAGAAGATGTACTACCATCTTTAGTAGCTACAATACTCCACATGTCGTAAGTAGTAGCTGTAAGAGCTGCTGCTGCAGGAGCATTAGGAAGTTGGATTCTATTGTAATAGCCAGCGCTAATACCTTGTAAATCTTGTTCCATCTTAAGAATCAAGTTACCGTCTCCAGAACCTGGATCAGCTTGTGTTGAATCTTGTGTAAAAGTATATACACTAGCTCCTACAGTATTCTCTTCCATAATTAAAGAGAATGCAGAAGGACCTTCCTCAAAAGTACCACCACCAGAAGTTACACCACCTCTAACATTACCTTGGAAGTGAACTTGATCTGTAGCTTGTAAAGCCATCACAGTAGCTATTAACCAATCAGGTTTAACCGCTAAGTCATATGCTGCTATAATATCAGCAGCTTGATTTGCTGCACTTCTTGCATTAGCAATAGATACAGATAAGTGAAAGAATTCTGGGTATGTCCCACCAATTCTTACAAACTTTAAATTAATAAATCCTGCTACGTTAGATTGTGTAGCAACATCTAATATAACTAAATTTGCTGTAGGTGCTGCATATGAAGCTCCTGACCAGTTAACTATGTTACGTCCGTCAACCCATGGAGAGAAGCGGTTACCGCTTGCATGCCCTTGAGCGAAGCGAATTCTTGGTGCATCAGCTACTGACTCTCCTATTACTAGGGCTGTAGGTCCATCTGCACTTTCTTTTTGAATCATTACACCACCTGCTGCTACTGCACCTGTTGCTGCTGTAACTGTTGCTGCGGCTTCTGCGCCGATTATCAAATGTCTTGCCATTTTGATTTAATTTTAATTATTACTATTCATGTTTACTTGCCTCATTTAACTGAGACTTGTAGCGAGGATCTGAAATCCCCTCTAAGATTCCACTTACCGTCATTGCAACGATCTCTTCGTGCGTATGCTGAGGTAAGTCAGAACTGTGATTAAAACCTAAAGATACTTGTTTAGGCTTTTTTAGGTATGTTAGTTTAATACTGTAAGGAAGAACGTCTACATAATTAACATCCGTTAACGGACTAGCTTTAGTTCCTTCAATTAGAGTATATACATTTATAGAGTTAGTGTCAAATAATCCTAGTATGGTATCCATATCAGGTTTATTAAATGGGTCTTTTAACATAGTTAAAATATCATCATGCTGTATGTACTTGATAGGCGAAGATACCCCTGCAAACCGCATGCCTATCGAGTGAATACCATCCCAATATTCACTATTTAAAATATCAGGATTAACTGATTCGTCTGATAGTACTCTTTTTAACCCTGCATCTAAAAGATATTCATATGAAAACGGGTAAGAAAGTCTATTTACTGGGCTGTCAACGACTAAGTTGTTTGCCTCTCCTATTCCTGGGTAAGCACTTAAATCTGTTATATTAGAAAACACAACATCTGTTGATACTTCAGTGGTTATAGGATCAGATATTACTCCTCCAGGATACCCGTAAGGAATATTTGGATCTCTAGTTCCTATATATTGATTATGATGAGTACCTGATAAGGATAGGGAAACCTCATATTGTATAATAGCTATTGTTGAAAAAGTATTAGCGGATGTATATCCATTAGTATTAGCATCTACTGTAGAAGTAGTTACATTTACAGAATACTCAACATCAGTTAAAGCTTGCGTTATTACATTAGCATCCTCTTGAAGTACAACGTAATTAAATACATTTGTATCTATAACAAAGAAAAAAGTTCCTGGCGCATTTAGTTCTAGGTACTGCTCATAATAACTGTCTACCCCATCTATAGGGTTTGTTATCACAGAGTCTATAATTTGATTTGTATAGGTACCACTTGGATCAGGTATGAGAGATTCATATACATGATTAGCAACCCCGACCATAGATGGTATAACATACCAATAGTTTGTTCCAGGAGGTCCTAGAGGGTAACCAGTTGCAGATACTCCTACTTCGGGGGTTCCAGACCAGTTAATTACTCCTCCATCACCGCCAGAAGTAACATCCTGAACTGTTCCTGCGAAATCCTCACTATTGGTAGCCTCCCAAATAGGCATTGAAAACGAAGTCCCTATATTCTCAATAGTTGAGGTGTCAGAAAAATCAATTTCATCCAAACCTGCTACTGGAGTTGCTCCGTGCGTAAGATTAATAGTAGGTACCCATCCTAAGCTTGCTCCGCCTGGGGCCGTAACTCTTAGTGCATCTAACTTTATTCGTACTAGTATTTTTTCTCCAGATAATTGCTCTAACTCAAATTTAACATCTTTCTTGCAAGTAGAACTTACAAAAGAGTTACAATAACTAGATATATGGTATAGATAATCTGAAGGTATTTCAAATTTATCTACATATAGAAAAGAAGAGTTTGTAGAAAAACTACTAGAATTTCTAAACTTTAATATTCTACGTTCTTTGAAATAGACAAGCTCTTCATACGAGACCACTAAACTGCGTAAATCGTCTATGCGTTTTTGTGATTCCTCAAAGCCCTGGCCGTACATATTGTTCTTGCCGTACTTTAAGTTTACAAATCGCATAATAGATTTATTTAACTCTAGGTCTATTTCTTCAGAAAGCAGACTGTCAGCTTGGAATGAATTAATCTTATCCACTCCATGCTGAACAGCTATATGCATATTTGCTATATCCATTAATCCATTATTCTATTAAAGTGCCAATTCTTTGAGCTTTGCTCTAAGAACTGTCAACGTTCCTGAATTCTTTTTATCTTTTAGAAAAACAACTGCATCCTCTAATGTATTCCCTATCACTTCATCAATGAAGATAACCTGGTTTCCAATTTTACGAAGTACACTTGCTGTAACTAACTCTTCAATTTCTGCTTTTACTTCTAAATTCTTGTCTCTTGCGATGTTTAAGAATTTTTTAGTTTTAGAATCCTTAATTTCATAAAGAGCATTTTCAACTTGCTCGTCAGTCATTCTATCAGGATTTGTATTTGCCATAAGTCGTAATACTCTTCTCATATTCTTAGGTGTGCTAGAGAGCTTAATAAACTCTTTATCTGCATCCTTCTTGAATTGGATCTCTGTATTTTTAACTTTATCTTCTCTTGTTAAATCTTGGATGTAAAATCTTTTTGCAAAGTCTTTTGTCATCTCTTCTTCTGTAAGAGCTACGTGAGGATGTTTAACTGCGAATTGGTATTTAAGGTAATCCATAATACTAATCGGAGAGCCATCTTCATTTAACCCAATCTCTAATTCTACTCCTGTAAATCCTACAGGTATTGACATCTCTGCCCAGAATTCTTTAGAATGTTTTGGCCAGTCATTGTGTGAGGGGCTAACATCTAAAATGCCTTCCATTAATTTTTTTTCTTCTGAGGGACTCAGCCCTTTCAAAGGTTGTCTATTTACATAAACACTACTGAGTCTTGATATTGCCTCAGCTTGAACTTCTTTAGGTAGGTGGTTATTAACTTCCTTACGCCTAATAAATACTTTTTTACTCATAACTTCTCAGTTCTTTTAATTTAATTTGTTAATAGGGGGAAAGAATAGCTCTCCTATATTTAAAGTTAAAGATGTGGGGGACTAGCCCCCACAACCTAACCAAAAACCAATATATGTAAACCGCAACGAATTGCCTTTATGAAGCCACACACGTGATGTCGATAGAAGTATCAAAACGCTTAAGCGCGATACCTGCTGTCTTCAACATGTGTACAGATGCACCATCCACGTCAGATGCTCTAGAAGAACTAGAATCAAATCCACGAGGTACAACAGAACCAGCTACACACCATCTCATCAATTCACGACCTTTCTTAGAGATCATTTGTAAGTTATTCTGACCATCATAGTTAGATTGATCAACGAATACCATACGGTAAGATTCAAGTGAGTACCCTGTTACTGGGTGTTTAGCACGAGCTTGTGCAACAGCACCGTGATCGAACATAGGTAATTTAACTACGTTGATTACGTGACCATCCATATGCTCATACGAATTAAAGTATCCAGTCAAACCTAAGTTACGACCAGATCCTGTGATAAAGCGGCTATCTCCACTTGAAACTTTCCAAGTATTAGTAGCACCACCAAAGTGATTTTTAAGAGCTTCATCGAATTCACGGGCACCACCGGTACCAGTGTAAAGGGTAACTTGCTTATTAGCAGTGTCAGTCATTCCGTAGAATAAGTCACCAATAATATTTTTAAGTTTAGCCTCAGTCATTGTAGAGTAAGTATCCTTGTTGATTACTTGTTCTAGTAATCCAGGACCTACGATTACAGGTTGACCATTCTCATCTTTCATTTGGGTGTGCCCATTTGAATCATAAGATTTTTGACCATACCAGTAGTACATCTCACACTCTTCTTTGAAGTCAAGCATGTGTAAGTACTCTTCGTAATCCATCCACAATTTAGTTGTAGAACCACCTTTAGTAGGTAAAGCAAATTCAGCTACGAAGTCTTTAGCATTACCAGACATGTGGTAAGACTTACGAACTGTAGTTAATTTGTTACGAACTAAACCTGGAGTTTCCCAATTAGAAGCATTCCCACGAGAGAAATCAACTCCTACTGGAGCGTACATTTGCGCGAACAAAGCTCCAGCAGTAATATCTGCTACAGGCATTGCTGCAGTAGCTGCAGGGTTAACTAATTGTAAAGTATATACCCAGTCAGTACCCTTTGATTCAGGTGCTTTCATGATACGAGCTTGTACACCCGATTGAGATACTAATACGTAAGGAAATACAAAGTGCTTATCAGGGAAAGAGACCTCAAAAGTTGATCCTCCTACTCCAATGTTACTACCTGTACTAGTTGATGCTACTGGACGAGTTCTCAATCGTTGTGTTGCCACACGATACTCATACTCTAATCGGTCAATTGACTTAGCGTTACCAACACCTTCAGTTAAGAAAGATAGTGGAAAACGTTTATCATCTTTACCTGATAAATGAGTAATGATTGGAGATAGCTCAGCAGGCTTAGACAACAACGCATTTGCAAGACTGTTCGAGTCAGTCATTTGCGAATCGTTATAAAACGTTTTTTGAACGCTTATATTTGTTCCATTTGCCATTTTTTATCTATTTAAAAAGTTATATATGCAGTTGTGTTTCCACTAGTTGCCAAAATTAAATGTTAAGATCTAAATCATCTATGTTAAAGTCTGATGTTTTTTTACGAGTTGCTCCACGAGCACTCTTAACCCCACCGGACGTTTTAGATATTTTATCTCTTAGTGACTTAGCGCTTTTGGTTTTTGCCTTTGTATTTATAATGTCGTCTAACTTGAATCCCTTATACATTAAGTAATCCATTGCTAATTTGACATCCATACTTGCATCCTTATGGTCTACGTCACGCTGTGTTTGCCCCGTTTTGTTTATGGGAGCAGAGATATAGTCATAAAATTTTGACTTCTCTCTAGTTGGAACTACGATACCAGAAAACTCGTTTGACTCATCAATGGTTTTTCTAACTCCGTTCCAAAATTCTTTAGTCTGCAATTCTTGTCCTTTCCTGTCAGAAGCTTGCTTTGCTGTAAGCTCTTCACGTTCTTTGATCTGCATCTTACCTAATGCATCCTTTGCAGCTGTTGCCTTACCAAGTAGTTTACCACTATCTTGGTAATCTTCTAGTAATTCATCAATAAACTCTTTATCATGCCCTTTCAATTTAAAATACTCACCTAATACACTTCTCTGAGTTTGTAGGTCATCATTCTTAATTTCCATTTTGTCATAATCCATTTTAGGATTATAAGCTTGCATGAAGTTTTGAGAATCTCCCCCATCCAAAACATATTGTAAATGCTTTTGAATTAATGGGAACTTATCAAAAAGTTCGTCTAGTTGATTTTCTGCTACTTTAGCGCCCATATCTTGGGTCAGCTTCATTAGCCCTTCAGAAGTATCTTCATATTCCTCTTCAGTTTCAAACCCAAGCTTAGCAATAATCTCGCTAACTATCGTGTCTTCATCTGCAGCATCTGGCGAATCGCCTGTGTCAGCTGGAATATCCTTTCCTTCTTCCTCTTCTAAATCATCTTTGGGATCCTCTTTGGGATCCTCTGCAGCAAGTTCTTCCGCGTCAGCGTCAAGTCCTTTTGCATCAGAAGAATCATCTAGCTCTAGGCCAGTTTCTTCCGTTGTTTCTGCTACTCCTTCCCCAAGCATATCATCAAATGATATATCGTCTAGGGAAATGTTTTTAGTGTCTTGGTCCATTGGTATTGGTTTTTACAAACTTAATTAAAATTGATTAAGGTTTTACACACTTTTAAATTTTAAAAGTCTCTTTATTATATGTCACTTATGTCTGTAGGTACGGTTATAAATATCAAGCTTCTCTATCCCTCCAGATTTATACTCTCTAGGAGCCTCTAGGATGCCCTTAACGTCTTCCCCCATAGGTAAGTTACCCACATTGGGAGTTTCGTTCTCATATGACCTTACTAGGTCTCCCTGCATCTCTTCACCTGCGTTCATAGAGTTAGGATCTCCTTGCATAGGAGAAGGCTGTTGCATTTGAGGTTCTGGACTTTCCATTTGTTGCTGCTGTTCACCTTCTTGAGGTGGCTGCCCTTCTGACCAAAGCTCTTCAAAACTTCCTTTGTAGTTAGTTCTAATAGCTTCCTTCATCAGGCTCATCTGTTCGGCGTTCTCCATTACTCCTTGCTTTTAGTTTTTTGCTGCTGCAATTGCTTAACTTTTAAAGCTCTATCCGCATTGCTATCTCTAACATCTTGAGATTGTGCCTCTCGCTTAAGCTGTTCACCTACTTTATTTGATCTTATCTTTTCCTCCAGATCCTCAGCCTTTAAACCTACTTGAGTACCTTTGATTTCAAAATCCTTAACTGATTGTTGAAGATTCAAATCTTGTGCGGCACTAGCCCCTTCGCTTTGAATCATTGCAATATCAATTCTATTCTGTCTATCAAGCTCCTTGTTGTTATTCTCATTGTCAACCATTGCTTCTTGAGACTGTTGCTGCATCTGCTGTAATTGTTGAGCTTGCTGTGCTTCTGCCTGTTGTTGAGCTTGTTGTAATTGTTGAGTCTGAGCCTCAGCTTCTTTAAGCTTAGATTTTAATTGAGGGAAACTTTGCGCATCAAACATCTCCGCCATTGCTGAAGCTGGTAGTCCATTTTGAACTAATGATTGTGCAAGTCCTTTAATATTCTCAATCTTTTCATGCTCTTTACCTGAGTTGGTAACAAATATACCGTAATCAGCTTCTATATGAGATAAAGGATCTACGCTTAAGTACTCAGCGGCACCGTCAGGCATCACATACATAGCATTCTTCCCAGTAATCCACGCTTCTTTAGAGTAATCAAGCATTGCTTGCATATCTCTTTGTTCTAAACCTTCAAACTTTCTAAATAAATCTTCCGTAATATGAGAAGATTGTACAATAGCTTGTTGACTAGAAGCCTTACCTTCATACTGACTAATCTGACCTTGACGTTGTCTGTTAACCCCAGAAAGCTTTTCCCATTCCTCTACAATAGAGTTAAGAAGTATTATATACTGCTCAATTGTTTTAATTGACATATCAAGTACAGACTGATGCTGTGGGGAAAGTTGAACACCTTCTTTGTTATAATCTACCCATGCAATACCAGTACCTTCTACAAAGTACATAAATTTATCCATGTCCCATTTCTTTGGGATCATGTTAATATCAAACTGTGCTACAATGTCTTTTGAACGAGCGATAGCGAGTTCCAACCTATATTTGTATATATTATAGTTAAGTTGGTACGGAATACCAAGACTAACTATTGAAATATTTTTAGAATTTACATCAGAGTAACGTCTTCCATTAATTGGGAGCTTACACTTAGAAGGATTGTTCAAAGACGTTCGTTGGTTAGCTATAGGAGCAATATCTATAAACATTCTACCATCAATTCTAGTCCCTTTCCATACCTCATTGTGCCACACCCATGTAAGAGTTCCACCAAGTTCCTTTAATTCCATAGGAATTTTGTACCCTTCTTCTACCTCAAACTCCTCTGTTTCACCAGTCTCAGTGTCTGTGTACGAAACAAATCCTACACGTTTTCTAGATTTCCAGTAAACATTAACCACTTCGATCAATCTATTTCTATGAACGTTAGGGTCTGTGCTTGTACTTGATCTAGTATAAAGTAAGTAGTTATCTGCCTCTGTTTGTCTTGGATCCTCTAATTCTAGTACCTGAGTCTCAGATAATATGTGATTAAAGTGATCAATAACTGTAGAAGCGTGTACATATTTACGTACAAGAGCCCAATCACCGTCTTCTACATATTCTAAATCTGGATCCATATCGTAATCCACGTCTATAGGATTTATAACATCGTAGAAAGGTTCCTTATTACGGACTCCTCTATGAGTATAAACTTCTCCAGACACTAGATAATGAAACCAAGCTTTTTGAAACTTAGAATTAACTTCTTGAGATTGTATAATATAGTTTAAAGATTGTTGACCTAAAATAGCTCTGTTATCTGTATAACTACGTTCAAACATTGCTATAATATCTTCAGGAGGCTCAGTTTGCTGCTCTCCCATACCTGTCTCCATCCCCTGTTCTTGTAGCTTGTTTATAAATTGCTTTTCCAAGTTCTTTATAAGAAGCTCATGCTTTTGCTTTTCTTTCTGAGAAACAGCATCATCATTTAAAACACTTACAGTGTAATTGAGGGGCCGTTTAGATTTTTCCCCCAGGAGAAGATCAATTATAGGTTTGATGATGGGGTAATTCCGCATTTTGGATGGGAAATTCGTACGGGTCTTACCGTACGGACTTAACACGTACTTATAGTCAGACGCCTCAATTACACCGTTATAATAATCATATAACGATTTTAAATCATCCTTCCTTGTACTAGAAGAACTGTTAGACATATCAATAAACGCGGACACGCAGGCTTCCCTCCAAATCTTTGTCTTCTTTGATAGTGGTAACTTTTGTTGTGGTATTTTTTCTGATCCTAAGTGCATATCCTACAAAAATAATTAATTTTTATGAATAAAAAAGGCTATACTTTGATTTTATAGCAATCTTTATAATATACCACTAATAGTAGTTTGAGTCAAACCATTTATCAGCAGTTCTGTCTTCTAATACATCTCTAACCTCCGAGTTGTATAGTTCTCTTGTATGGTACATTCCTATCATAAAGGCCATCACCCTATCAAAATTCCCCATATGATTAAACTTTATCAACTCTTGTAATAGAGCTAAATCATATATCTTATGCATATTCAGTATTTGAGATCCGTCTTCATTCTTATGCCTCACAGCATTCAACCAGTCTCTAATATATAACTCTCCTTGACGTTTCCGGGGCTCTGTCATGTGCATCCCAAACTGTCTTTTTACTGTCTTACTTCTAAGGTTCTTCTTATCAAGCATCTCAAACTCTTCCTGGAGCTTGTGTAATTTTCTGTAACGTTTAGCATATGCAATAACCTCTCCACGGTCATTCTCAAACCCTATCTTAGCATTATAATAATCTGCAAGCATAAATAGATTCCTATTAAAATCATCTTGAGTATTAGGTCTACCCACATAGCTTGCAACAATCATATCATCTGGAGTAGAGATATTATTAACTCTCTTTAATACATATACAGCACCTAAAGAAGATGAATCTGCAGATTGATTCTGGCCATATGGATCATGACAGATTAAGTAGAGGTTTGCAGGAACTTGTTCCTTTAGATTCTTATAAGGCGCCTCGTATATCACAACAGCTCCTTTAAGATTATCCTCTTTCCTGTGTGGATACCTTATAATAGGTTTACAATCTCCATCCAGTTTAAACTCAATTTTGTTACCCTTACCGTAAAGTAATCTTCCAGAAGTTCCTATCTTATCTAACTTGTTGACTTTCACATTGTTATAATGAGCTTGTAAAGAAGCTATGTCAAACAGGTTTGCAGAAATCTGCAATGTCGCCTCTCTGGGATTTAAAGGATGCTCCGCAATATACTGATCAAGTGCTTTAGGATCACTAGTACCTTTTTTCTTAGTCCTGTTTCCTTCCTCGAATTCTATTGCAGTATCCTTGTCAGAATTACCATCCTTATCTATAAACCCTTCTAGGTTTTCATAAATTGGCACAAAGTGTCCACACTTAGTACCACCGGCACCAACATCCCATATGTTATCAAAGGCCAAACAGTCATATGAATGAGGGTTGTAAAATAACTCTTCCATCCCTTCAAAATCTGCACCCTCTGTACCACCAGTACCAAAAGCTACCATAGTACCAAGAGTATTTGCTCCTTGACGCATCGTAGGCATTGCTACTTCCCATGCTTTCAATAATCCTGGAAATGCACCTGCTTCCTCAAAGAAAATAAGCTCACCTGCTTTCCCTCTTACCTTATCAGGGTTATCTTTCAGAGATACTCCGATAATCTGGGACTTCATTCCTAATTCTACATCTGCTCCGTTTACATTCTTCTTATACCCAGACATCTTACTCATTTCTCTGTCTCTAATGCGAGGTTGAGTCCATGCTGTGTTATCATCTATGAATGAAAGGATTTCCCACGTCTTAGAGAGTAATCCATCCCCAATGATGTATTCCTTCTGCCCTGCGAACACATAATTCTTACTATTACGTATAA